AACAGCATTACAGACTACCTGTCCAACATCATTATTCTCGATCAATACAATCGCTTCATTATAAAGATTTGCAACCTTAACAATGATATCTGGAAAAATGAGAGGTGATATCTTATTATCTCTAAATGTGCATACCTGCTTAAATATATCTTTCTGAACATCAAATACATTAAATGTAGAATAATCTTGTCCTCTGCCCTTTGAGACATCGACACACATTACATATGTATGTCCTTCAATAGGCTTTTCATAATAAGAAATATTATTCTTATATTCAACAGGATCGATTTCTTTTAATGCTAAAATAGTATCAGAATTTATAAGCGTATTTGATCGACCATGAAAGCTATTGCCGAATTCTTGTTCAAATTGAAGTTCTGATGTGTTCGCTATAGTCTGCTTCTTCCACTGTTCATCTCGACCAGGAACATCCCACCAATCTACTCGAAACGGCTTGAATTCATTTTTACCTTGAACAGCACCCTCATATAGACGATGAAATATATTTCCAACTCCATTTGCAGTAGATGTAATAATAACTTTTGTTTCTTTACCTGCTGAAACAACTGGATAAGTAGAAGTATAGAATTGTCCCGCATTCTCAACAAAGGCAAACTCGTCTAGGAAAAGAAGATTGACTGATAGACCACGAATCGATGAGCCAGATGTCGCCGCAGCTATAATCTTTGTATTATTTCCGAATGTTATATTACCTTTATTTAAAGCTTTACACCCAGGCTGAAGAAAGAATGGAAGATTTTCAAGCGCAAGTGTTACACGTGCTAACATCTCTCTCGCAGTAGCACCTTTATTAGCTAGAATAGCAATTGTTTTTTCGGGATGAAAGATAGCATACCATAAAATATAAATTACTGTGCTGATAGATTTACCAGATTGACGACAAGCAAGAACAATAGAGAAACGATTATCATTAAAATGCTTAAACATCCTCTCTTGATATTCATAAGGTTTGAATGGTACTAAACCAGAATCAAGAGATATGACCTTGATATACTTTTCAGCAAAGTATATTGGGTCTTTCATACACTTTATATATTCAGAAACTTCCTCTTGCGTGAAGCTATCTTGGACACCATCTCTTTTAACTAGATTGTTGCCCAAATAAGTATTCTTCTGATCAATCATTCTGTTTACTCAAAAACTTTTGTAGTTCAGTAGTCGAACCAACAAAGATTGCGTTATTTGTAGTATTCCCGCCCGCAGATTTATGATCCTGTGACTGTGTAAGCTCCTGTCGTTTCTTTTGAAGTGTGATCAATTGATCCATCATATCAGTAGTAGTCTTAAACATACCAGCAAGAACCTCAAAGGCTCTTGGATGTTCTGTCTCACTTGCAAGAGCCATCATATTATCAATCGCATCTTCGGCCTTAGAAATCAATTCCTTGATCTTATCCCTTGAATAAACATAATCTTCCTCTGTATCAGCAACAATCTCTGACTGAGCTACCTCAGTCTTTATCTTTTTTAATTGTTGTGGGAGATTAGTTTCAAGTGCTATTAGAATATCATCTTTTGTTTTCATTACGGAGAATCATCATCAAATCCAAATGTAGTTTTTGTAGTAAAATTATCAGGTGTATCATTAATAGAGCCTAATTCAGTTCTAACTCTATCTACTGGCTCAGACGCAACTATTTCATCATGTATATTGGTATCAATTATTCGAATTACAGCCTTAGGTAGAACAATGCCGGTAAATCTAATCTTCATAGTGAAGGATAGAGTATAAACTATTGTTCTCCTTGTTTCGAAATCACCCTCGTAATCATGCTGTATACTCACAGAGTTTAAAACAATGGGTACATCAGAAGAAACACCAGGGCCATTCATATCATGAATAGCCACTGTATATTCAGGTGTAAAAGTAGGAAGTATCTGTTCAAGAATTTGAAGAGCTTCATCTTGAGTCTTTGACAAAATATTTAACTCAACAGAAAGATCATAAGGAACGCTTTGATTGAGTATATTTCTAGATGTTGTATTATCCGAATTCGCAAGAGATAATTTATTCATCTTATTTAAACTCGTGGTAGTATCATAAGACAAATCTGTAATCTCAAAACTCATTCTGGGTACTTTGATTGCAATTGTATTCTCTTGTCGAGAAGACTGTTCAATTCTTGCCAAAAACTTTTCTCTTGGTCCATAAGCAATAGGTACTCTTTCTTCTACACTTCCATGTTTCACTACACGGATATTATTAAAAATTGTTCCAAAAACTGAAACAGCTTTTTTAAGAGTCTGATTATAGAAATGTGTTCCGCTAAGCATTATACTGTTATATCTGGTATTCCGAAAGGATTTGTTTCACTGAAATCTATGAAATTACCTTCTCTCACAAATGTTTCGATTTCTTCATTATCAGCAAATGGATCAATATCGCCAATATTTTTAAAGTCTGAATCTCTCGAAAGAATTTCATAGGATGCGCCTGATGTTGAACCTATTAAATTACCATTAGAATCTCCTGTTACACTAAAAGATATATTAGAACCATCACTTGATGTGATACCAACAAGATCAATTTCATTTGTTCTTAATTCAGCAACTTCTCCACTGATTGTAAGAGGACCGACTGTTTGTGTAACATCTTCTCCAGTAGCATATGTTCCATTTCCTGCTCCTAAAGTAAGAGTAGTTCTACTTGCAAAATCTTTTTCAAATGAATCAATATCTTCAATACCTGTATCAATCTGTTCATTAGAATATTCGAACAATTCACAGTTGAGAGTGAATGTTGGAATATTTTGTAATTGATAAAATGGCGTCTCTTCTTCAACATAGTGAATTTGAAACAATCCCTTCACTAGTGGAAAATATATAAGATCACCTTCTTGTGGTCTTACTTCTACTTCAGGTTGAAATCTTCCAACAAGTTGTTCCCATCTTTTATTAGAAACAACAAGTTTCATTTGATCTCTCATTTCAAGACCAAATTTAGATAGAATGTCGCCTTCTCCGCCGAAACCATCAATTGTTTCGACATACATTTCTATTTGAAATGCTTCACCAAATTCACTCAATAGTGCTTCATTGAAAACAGCATCTTCATTGATTATCTTACGTGGAAGATAGTACACGTCATGGCCATATATACGAAGTCCTTCTATGATTATATCTTCATAGAGATTCTTTTCAGAGGTAGCTCCTAAACTGAAATACTGGTTTCTTGGCATAACATATTATCCTACAAAGAAGTCAGCAGGCATCTCATAAGTTAGCTGCATTTGTTCTTCAATCTTTTCAATGTCTTGAACAGCATCATCATAGATTTGACGACCATTGAGAGTGACTCCACCTGGAAGTTGCATGCCTTCGAACTTAATCAAATTCAATCCCCATTGTCGCTTGATAAGTGCGGTCGCATATTTCTTTAAGAATCGATCATTATAGACATCATTATATGTGTCTGGATCAATAGTTTCATAACCTTCGACTATGATATATTCACCTTCACTAATCTTTGAACTCCAATCACCTTCAATGTATAATCTATTTTGGTGTCTGGAGAATGTTGAAAGCTGTTGCATACCATTTATCTGTCGATCAATCAAAGAAAGATACTGCTTAGTCATTTCATAATGAACTAATCCTTCGGCATGCTCAAGATCATAGATATCATTTAAATGAAGCTGATAATCAATTGAGAACATATCTGTTCCACTAGATGTTGTATTAAATGGAAAGATTCTATTTACGAATAAAAGATTATCTGGTAGTGTGATATAACTATTTGTGATATCATCCGATGTCACCTGATGTTTACGATAAATTCTTACAATAGCATCAGAATGATATTCTTGATAAAATTGAATTGCTTCATCAACTCTATCTTCTACTTGATCTTCGTCGACATTAATCTCTATAACAGGAGCGCCCAGAGAACGTAAGCAATAATCAATTAAAGACTGTCTTGAATTTGGTTTAGCCATAATTATATTTATATTAACCTACGGTTACGCGAGGAGTGACTTCAACTTGTCCTTCAAGGATTCTTGTGACAATAGCAGGAGAATCACTTGTGAGAATTTCAATATCATAAACATATCTTCCAGCTTTTAATGCTCCAGTCTGTGCTGCAGTCAGAGATACATCTAATTTTCCATTTGGAACATCAACGATTATATTAAAATCAGTTGCATTAGTTGATGTATAAGATTTACGAATCTGACCTCTGGAAGTATAGTCTGTTAAATCAATGGATTGGTCGACACTAAAAGAGAAGTCCGAACCTTGATCAATAAAAAGATTTTTGTAAGTAGCCATATAGGCTATTTATAAGATTATGAGAATGATACTACCAAGAAGTGC